CTGCAACTGGTGATTTTGTAATGACCATTCCAAATCATACAATTAATGCTGGAACTAAATTAAGACTTGCTAATCTTGGATTTACATTCACTTGCAGTCAAGACGCTAATGGTTCTCAGCATCAGTATCCTCGTTCCACTGATCCTGCATACAATACAACATTGAATGTTACTTCGGTAGGAACTACTACTGCGGATATTACTGGTGCGACTTATGTTCCCACCACCGGAATCCTGACCATTACTTCTAATGGACATAATCTCAGCACAGGAGATCACATTCAAATCGCAAGTGAATCCTTAACATTCACATGTGCCTATGATTCTAATGCTACAAATCACACATATCCCAGACAATCTGATCCCATTTGGGGATTATGGCAACCAGTTACGGTTGTTGATGGCAACACATTTACTTTAGATATTGGTACATCTACTGACACAACAACTCACAATTTCGTGTCTGCTACAACTGGTGCTTTAATCAAGCAAACCGGTGCGGTTACGATCAATGTCGGTGCTTCTCCTTCAGGTCAGCAATATACCTATGCATGGGTAAGTAATGTTGCAAATGCTGTTATTACTGGTGGTGCATATGTACACACATTCAAGTCTGCTATTGCTGGCGGTGTAGTCGCTGATCAGAAGGTGAACTGTGAAGATGATGTTCTTGATCTTACAGATGCACTGGTCGATGATCTTAGAAATGGTTCTAATACTCATCTTTGGGATGCATCTGCTCTATATGTAAACAGGGAAGCAAATCCTGTACAATTAAATCATGTTGAAACTGAGATTCCACAAACACTTTGGGTTCTCAATAAACACGTTGAACTTGTCAATAAGATTATTAATAACGAATTAATTACAATTCAAGGTGATCATAGTTTAACTCAGTATACGGATACTACAATCTATGATTCCAATAACTATGGAAGTCTGACGCAGTTAACTCCTAGTGGAGCAACATATGATCCTGTTACTGGAGAAATGGTAATCACCTCTGCTGGTCATAACTTAAGCACTTCTAGTAAGGTAAGTTTTGCTGATGACTCCTTTACATTTACTTGCAGTCAAGATGATAATGCGTCACAGCACACTTATCCTCGTTCAACTGACCCTGCATATAGAAGAGTTCTTTCTGTAACGGCAGTTTCTACAAATACCTTCACAGTAAATGTGGGCGTATCTCCTGCTGATCGTCAATATACTCATGTGTTTGTCAGTGCAGCAACAAATGCAGTCACTGTATTGGATTACACATCAGCAGATTGCGCTGATGTTAAGCAGACAATCCAAAATCTCATGGATATTGTTGTTGATACCTTAACTAATGCTAATCTTCCATCTCCGGTAGATTATCTTGGCACCGTAACTAAACTGTTCCCAGTCTACGAATTCTTAGGATCTTATGTAGATTCGTTTAGTGAAGTTCCTATTGAATTGACTGATGTCTTTAATAATGATGACATTGTATATGCCAATAAGTTTAATGTAAATGCTCAATATCGATTTAGAGATGCTGCAAATCTAATTCGTCTCAATAGAAAGGCAATTGTAGACAAGGCAGCTGTTGATATGATCAGCAGGTATCCTCATCTTGGTTTGAGTATGCCTAGAAACCAAGATGGTAGTGGAGCTGGTACTTTACGTTGTAAGACCGACTTAGGTCTTATCTTGGATGCTGTCGCTAATGACATTGAAGAAGGTGGAAATCTTAATCTTCTTACTGGTTTAGGTCTTTATTTTGGTGCTAATGATGAAATCTTACATGTAAGACTTCAGTTGGTAGAGGGTTGCTACGCACACGAAAGACTCGCATTCTACGCTAAACAAGCAGTAACAGGTGATATCGATTCCACTAACACTGATGCTGTTATTGTTGGTGATTGGGGAATCACAAATGATCCTGGAAATTGTGCAAATGTAACGAGTGCAATTGATGCTCTGATCGATCTTGCAAATATCTCTCTCGCTCCCACTGGGGATCGTTACCGAGATGCTGGTGATTTGCTTCTCTTCAATAAGGAATTTATTGCGGATGAAGCAACACTTCTTTTGGATGCAGCGTTTGCTTATCAGTTGGGTGTGGCATCTTACAATGCATTCTCTTATCCGGGCGGTATTTCTGTAGGTAGAGAAAATTGTAAGGATGATATTAAAGATATTATTGATAGTGTAATTGCTGACTTACTTACTGGAGGTAACTCCAATACAGTTAAAGCGATTGAATACTACATCACCTCTTCTAATGGTTTAAAACAGTTTGAAGATCAAATTCTTCCTGCCATGTATGCCTATCAACAGGTTAGATTCCTTGGTAAGAAAGCGATTCGCAACTTACTTGTTGGAATTGGAGATGGTGCTTCGGGAGATCAATATAGAGCACAATACACACCAGTAACTCCATATACTGATCTAACAATTACTGATGAGTCCGGTAACTCAACTTACAGTGATGATGATTGTGCGGATGTTATCAATGCGTTCGATAATCTTATAGATCTTATTATCGACACTCTTACACCAGGTGATACTGCTTCTCGCGCAGCGGGAAGAATGCTTCTCTTCAATGCGAACTATTATAGAGAAGAGATTACGAATGAAGTTAATGCTCAGTGGGGTTCTTCTTATTGGACTTACAATGATTTCCTTACGGAGATGCTTAACAACACCATTCATGATATGGTAACTACAGATAGCAGCAGTTATGTTACTGCTAGAACTGTAGAACTTGAAAATATTACTGGAACCTTTACTGTTGGCCAACCCGCATATAGCGGATCTAATAATCTTGGACTTGATACTGGTCGCACTAGCACCCTTGAGGTTGAAGTTCTTGAATGGTATCCCAAAACCAGCAAATTAGTTGTTCAGATAATCAGGGGTTCCAGTTTAACCGCTGGATATAGAATTCAGCAGGGTTCTAATTACGGAACAATCAAATCTACTTCTGGTGCTATTTCTACTGCATTCAACTACTACAAGACCATTGGTAATGTAGAAACGATTGAGAGTGCAAGATTAATTCAATCCAACGTTCAAGGTCAAGTTGTATTGAATAATCTCTTCACATATCCTGAAGATTTGAGTGTATCTGGTTTCACTAAAACTGCAATGGCATCAGTAGCATCTGATGCCTACCTCGCTCCTGATGACACCTTAACCGCAGATTCGGTTGCACCCGATGGTACAACTGCATACCATTTAGTCTCTAGAGATTATGTTTTAACTTCTTTCACTACATTTGATGCTGAAGGTAATAAATTTGACTCCTCTAACGAGACATTTGATACGGGTTCTGTGCAAGAAACGCAAACCTATACATTCTCTACTTTCATTAAAGATGTTACTCCTTCCGGTACACCTTTAGACAAGTGTAGATTCCAAGTTACTCTTGATCCTGGTGTTACAGCAAAAGAAGTTAAGTTTGATTTGGATCTTTCTGATGGTACATTTGGTAGCGTCTTTGCTGACACTGGAGCAACCGTTGAAGCATATGGATCTATTCCTTATGGTAATGGTTGGTATAGAGCATATATTACTCTTACATTCTCCTTTGGTATTGGATTACTTAGGACTGAAGTTTATCAGAAAAATAATGCTGGTGCGATTCAATTTGCTGGAGTTAGTCCACAATCACAAGCATATTGGGGATGGAAACTTGCTAAAGGCGGTTTGGATCCTTATGTATCTGTATCCGGCGAAACCTTCTATGCGGACAATGATTTCAACATTAAGAACTACATTATCGATGCAATTGAAGCATACTATGAACAGGCATTGGATCAAACTCTAACTACACCTTCACCTCTTGCTGGATTCCTTACATATACAGATACTGGTTTGCAGTCTCTTTATGACACTGATAGTTGGATGAGTGTTATCCGTCGTAACTTTGATATCATTAGAAATCAATTACTAAATGATTCCTTTATCACCACAATTGATACTCGTAGTGGCATCGTAGTTCCCACTAAGACATATGGAACTCGTAACATCCCTATTGGTGTTACCGGTCGTGTTCAACCTGCCGATAATATTATTGGTCTTGCTAGTGGAGCATATGGTGAGATTGCAAACATTCGAGAGAATGAAGCGAAGATTGTTAAAGTTTATCAAAGATTTAGAATTAATGGTGAGGTAACGGGTGAGGCACTTGAATTGGGTGAAGTTGTCACTTCTGGAGGTGCTTCCGGTACAATCTATGCTAAGTATTCGGATGAAAATAACACTTACTTTGATGTTGCCGTTACTGCTGGAACATTCGCTGTATTGAATATTATCACTGGAGCAAACAATTCCAGTACCGCTGAAATCGGTGCTATCGAAGATAGATTACAAGTCATCGGTAGACAAGGGCAATTTGATCAAGGAATTGAATTCAAAGGGTTCACTTCTGGTGCAACTGCAAATGTTGAGGAAATGCGTATCGCAGAATCTGCTGTATTGACAAATACTGGCGGTAAATTAACTGTAGATACTGAATCTCTCACGGGTCAGTTTGAGGTTACCTCTGTAGTTTATCCTCAAAGTATTAGTGAATACCTTGAGGTTAACAAATTTGCAGGTCTTGATGTTCAAGTTGGTGATAGAATTGCCTCTGATGGACATAGTAGATTACTCATCTCTGTGATTGACAGTAAGAATAATTTCCAAGTAGGTAACTATCTTTATAACGTAATTCAAGGTGTTCTGAAAGATGCAAATAACTACGGTATTATCACCGATTTAGATCTTGACAACAATTACATTTACGTTTCTATGGTTACTGGATCGTTCTCAAATGGTGATTATATTGGTGATTATTCTGATGGTGATACTCCGGTTGGTTTTGCTACTATTAGCGCAAAAGTTGACATTGCTGGTGCTGGTGCTGCTCTGGTAAGTGACATCAAAACTTCTGGTTTGTATAAGAGATTATATCTCACAGATGTTGTTGGAACATTTAGCAATAGAGATACGATTATTTCTGTTGATGATTACAAGGCAGCAGTTATTGTTCGTAAAGAATTACGCGCTCGCGTTAGAAGATTCTTCAGAGGATTTGATGGTACACAAACCGCCTTCAAACTCACTACGAACAATGGTGATCCTTACTTCCCAGATCCCGCAGGTCATATGTTGATCTTTGTTAATGGTATTTTACAACCGCCAGGAGCAACAAATGCATATACCGCATTCTCAGATTCAATTCAATTCCAAGAGGCACCTGAGATTGGATCGTCCTTCACTGGATTCTATGTTGGTAAACTTAGACAATTGGATGATATCTCATTCGACTTTGATTCCTTAAGACAATCCTTCAACCTCAAACGTGAGGGTACTTTCTACTCACTCACTCTAACTGAAGGTGTTCAGTCCTCTGTGATCAAACCCGAAAATAATATTATTGTTTCTCTTAACGGTGTTATTCAAGAACCAGGTGTTGGTTTCGAGATTGTTGGTTCTAGAATTATCTTCTCTGAAATTCCTAGATTCGGATCTACATTTGTAGCATTCTCTTATGTTGGATCTGATCAGGACGTTGAAGCAGCAGATATTATACCTCCTATCGAACCTGGCGATAATATTAGAATCGAAGGTGAGACTGAAGATCGTGAAGTTGCTGTTATTGAATCTTCCAATTCTTTGATCACATTCGATTATCTTGGATCTACTTTCGGTAAAGGTGCTCAAGCATCAGCGGTTCTAACTTCCGGAACTATCGATAAAGTTTCTGTTACTGCTGGAGGTTCTGGATATACTAGCAGACCAAATGTTAGAATTGACTCTATCAGCGGATTTGATGCTCAAATTAAAGCATTGGTTGGTGTTGGTGGTGTAGTTGTTTCATCCGCTGGAACTGGATATCTGGATCCTTCGGTTAATGTTGAATCATCAGTTCCTGATGATTGGACAGCACCTGACTTAAGTCTGTATGGTGAAGAAATCATTGATCCAGAGATCCTATAAATAACTAAAAAAGTAGATAGTAATGTCCAAGCAAGCACTTAATATTGGTTCTGCGCCAAACGACAACACGGGGGATACCCTCCGTGCTGGTGGCGATAAAATCAATGACAACTTTACTGAAATCTATGCTGCTTTAGGTAATGGAGCAGACATTCAAATTGATGTAACTAACGCTGGTGTTGGTCAGGTATTGAAGTATACTGGTACTTCTTTTATTGCATCTGACTATACTGCACTTACCGCAGCATTGGATGTTAATGGAAACTCCATTATTTCTTCTAGTGATGGAAATATAACAATTGCCCCAAATGGCACTGGTGACGTAACAATTAGTAATGGTAGTATTACGAATACTTTTGATGGCGCAACTGGTGATATTGATTTACCAACTAAAGTAAAATATAAAAATGAATATACGACATTAGGTGTTGCTCCATCTGCAGCAGCCTATCCTGGTTATTTCTTTACTGTTGACGGAGACGACACACCTTATGTAAATATGAACATCACAGCAGGTGGTGTTGGTGATACTAGGGTTGGTTTGTTAACTCAATATACTAGTGTTGGTGATCTTACCGACATTGATATTGCAACAACTCCTCCCACAAATAACCAAGTATTAAAATGGGATGGCACCAATTGGGTTCCTGGCGATGATAATGCTGGTGTATCTAGTATCACTAGTTTTGCTACTATAAATGCTGATACGGGCACTACAACAGCATCTAGCGAAACGGATGCCCTTACTATTGCAGGTGGTACGAATATCTCAACTACAATTGCTGGTGACACAGTAACTGTTGCATTTACAGGAACATTAACTACTACTTTAGCGGCACTTACAGATACTGATGTTTCTGGTATTACTCAGGGCGACTCTTTGTATTGGAGTGGCGCTAATTGGGTAGTTACTCGCAGTCCAATGACATGGTGGGAACTGAATGCTGATGGTATTTCATCTTATACTTTTAGTGGACCTGGATTTACAGGTACAGCTTCCGACCCCACACTTTATGTTATGCGTGGAATGACATATGCATTTGATAATTCCGTTAATGGTGGTGCTCATCCATTTAGAATTCAATCGACTAGCGGTCTGACTGGAACCCCATATACGGATGGTCAAACTGGAACAGGTTCTAATGTTTTATATTGGACTGTTCCAATGGATGCTCCTACTACCTTATATTATCAGTGTACGCTTCACACTTTAATGAATGGCACAATCACCGTTGTAAGTTAATAAAAAATGGCAAGAACAGTTCCTGGATCTGGTGCAGTCATTGAACCGATTTTCAATGATGAGTTCGGCGTTAGAGCAGTAAAAGTAATCAATGGGGGTTCAGAATACGATAGTTCTGATCCTCCTAGACTTACGGTGACTGGTTGTGGTACACCCGTTGCAGAGTCACTTTTATATCCCATCATTGACGATGTTTCTGGAAGAATCACTCATGTTAGGGTATTAGAATCTGGTAAAGGGTATGACCCATTAAGACTTTCAATTATTCCAGAACAGGATACACCAAACGTAGTATCTACTTTCAATATTAATAGAATTTGGCAGTCAAATCCAAACTCTGCAACTTCCGGTGTATTTTTAATCAATAATGGTGATGTTACTGATAGATTAACAATTACTTCCGACAATCATCCTAAACCGGTAAATTACGGAACGGAAAGAGAACCGGGTGGAGGACCATTAGTAGATCAGACCTTTAGTAGACAATTTGTTTATAGAGGAGGTAAGGATGTTCCTTACAGTGGAGATAGACCTATTGAATTAAATAAACCTATTGGTGTTATGTCCAATGGTGTTCTTTTACATACACCCGATTGGGGTTCTGTTGGAGGACCACCTGCTGCATTTAATTTTGATATCATCCCTCACGATTTTCTTCTGAATACTGACACTTATGATGCTGTAGTTAGAAATAATCAATACTATTATCATACTAACAAATTAATTAATCAATTTGATGATGCTGGAGGTGTTTTTGAAAACGGATTTAAACAGCAATTCACATGGACAGTAAAAACTGAGCATGATAATATTCTTGTTCATATCAATAATATTGATGAAACTTTAAATCCAATAGAAGAAGGTAGATTAGTAGAGAGAGTTGGCGAAGGAGTTGTTAGGGGACAAATCGCTAAAATTATTCGTGTTAATGGTGTTATTGATAGGTTATATTTAAGATCTGTAGTTGGAGAATTTGCTGACGGAGATCAATTATTGGGATCTACAGGTTTCAGTGCTACGGTCAGACAAGATCCGATTACTTTCCCTAACGGATTGTTTTATATTGAATTTGGACCAGATTCTCATGAGTTTGGAAATTTCATCCCAAATACTTATTATCTGGCACCAACAGACATCAGAGTTCAGAGAAATTATCAAATTATTTGGGATCAGTCAGACTCATCTAATCAACCATCAGCACATCATACTCAAGGGCATCCTATGCGCTTCAGTACGACCCCTGACGGTGCTTTAAACCCAACTCCTGGTACTTTATACTACGATTCGACAGGAGCGTCTGGAGCACCAGCAGCGGACTATGAGAATGAGTTCCGGCCGGTGTTTATTATGAACGCTGATGAGACTAATATAATTTATTATTATTGCGGATATCACAGACACATGTCTGGATATGATGGGGATGAGGGATATATGATCCTCAGTCCTGAGATTGATGACGAACCTTTACCGAATAATTATTACATTACGGATTATTATCTCGATGGATCTAGTTTTGATTACTCTAGGCATGTAACCGGACACTCTAGAATTCTTGGTGTATCTTATGATGGATATCCGATTTATGGTCAATGGGGATATGATTCTACCGGTCAAGTTCGCAGAGAAACATCCTCATATAGATTAAAAAATACGAATGAAGTTGATGGTCAAAGAGCTTCTATAACTACAACAGGGACAGTAAACTACACTGTTACAGTATCAAATGGTAAGTTTGCAATAGATGGATCCGTTCCTCCATTCTTGCAACTGGACAGGGGAAAGACTTACATTTTTAATCAAGATGCTCTTGCAAGTCCCGTCTTGTTTGCTTTACAGGAAGATGGATGGCATATTGGCAATCCTCCCGATATCGGAAATACCCAATACTTATTCCAAGATGGAATTAGATATTTTATCGATAATGTTGAGACTACCTATCTTGCATATGTTCAAGGATTTGCTGGAGCGACTAATAAAAGACTTGAATTTACTCCAAAGATAAATTCTCCCAGACTTTTATATGTCATATCCTATACTAATCCTGAATATGGATTTAGATGTGTTCAGGATGGATATCCTTTGGGATCTTTTGTTCAAGATTATATTTTTGAGGATGGATTAGGTACTTTAGATAGACATAACGGTAGATTTGCAGTCACTCCAGATTATCCAAACGGAACTTATGCATATTTTATGTCTACTGATTCTAGCGATAATCCGGTTTATCCGTATGTAATTGGTCCTGAATTTTATGGAGAACCGTATCATTCCGATGGAGAATTACCCGCAATTACAAATGTGTTTCCTGACGGTGCAAAGGGTGAAGTTGTCTTAAATCCAGATGGATCTGTTGGATATGTCAAAATGGTTAGAAGTGGAGATGGGTATTTTGGTCCAGCAAAAGCAAAAATTATTGGTGGTGAGGGATCTGGTGCAACAGCAGTTCCGACAGTACAAACAATTACCGGTCTAACTCTTTTACAGGAGGGTCGGGAGTTTGCAACCCCCCCAACTCTTATTTTTGAAGGTGGTGGTGGTGGACAAGGTGCTAGAGGTAGGGCACAAGTTAATTCAAACGGAAAGGTTACTAGTATTAATATAGTTGATGAAGGTGAATTTTATCAGCAAGCACCTTACATCTTAATCACTGGTGGTGGGGGCATTGGTGCTAAAGCAGTCGCTAGAATTGATCAGGGTGTGATTGTTGGAATTGATGTTACAGATCCAGGTGAAGGGTATGTCAATCCTCCTAATATCATCTTCACTAAACTTGTTAACTTAAAGAGAACTATCAGTAATAGACAATCTTATAATTCTACGCCAAATTATTTGACTGGACTGCTGAGAGATGCAAGTAGTAGTGATACGACATTATATGTTGATAGTACAGATGCATATCCTGGATCTGGTAATTTGATTATTGGTAGAGAAACTGTCTCATATACGTCCAAATCTAGAGAAAGATTCTTTAATGTTACTAGAGGTAAAAACTTTAAGTATGATCAAAGGGTTATCTTAGATGCTAATCAAAATAATAATGATGGAGATTCTACTTATCAGTTCAATGTAAATGATAGGGTAATTAGAAGAATTGAAAATGAAAATAATAAAATTGCCAAAGTATATGATTGGAATGCCACTACTAGAGAACTTCTGGTTACTTTTGAGGTTGATGAATTAGCATTCATTGATGCTGGTATTCCAACTACAGAAGATGCTATTGTTCAGTTTGACGCTGGAGTATCTACTTCTGCTACTGGAGGATTTGATCCCCATGTTATATTGGAATCTGTAGGTGATAATATTATTACCTTGTCAGAACCCATTGGATTTCTTGAGGATCGTAAATTTGAAGACGATGATGAACTTGATGGTGTAGGTGATGGTATTGCTGATTTGGTAAATACTGGAACTGATTATGAAAATCAGATTAGACTTGATGGTGGTCTTTATAATTCATTATATGGTATTGAAGAAACCATTGGCGGACAAAACACAACCTTATTCCAAGTTGGTGATCAGGTAAAAGATGCATCAATTCCGTTTAGATATGCCACCATTACTGCGGCTGGCGGATTAAATGAAGGTATTCCTCATGAAGTAACTATTTCTGTAGTTCTGGATTTGGCTAGTGGAAATGGATCAAACTATTTCCCAGAAGAAGTTGTTACTGGAGATGTTTCTGGTGTAAGGGGAACCGTAACTAGTTGGAATCCTTCTAGTGGAGTTCTTCTTGTTAGAGGAATTATTCCGTTTGACACTACCAATCTCAATGTTGGTGTTAATGGCGTCTTATATAAATTCTCCGATGGTGGAACTATCATTGATTTTATTGTTCAAAATCCCGGCAATGATTATTCTGCAACCCCATCAATTTCTGTTGAGAATGCAGGAGATATCCAAGCAACAGCAACTGCTGTAATGACAACTGCAGGTGATCAGATTGCATCGGTCACCGTAAATAATGGCGGATATGGTTATCAGCAGTATACTGATGGTACATATAATTCGCGCCCAACCATTACGGTTACTAATGATTCTGGGGATTCTACTGGTAATGGTGCAGTGATTCAAGCAATTCTTGGGGGAGAATTGCTCAACGGATCTAATGGCGCAAGTTACAGAATCAAGCGTCTTGAATTCAATACTGAAATTAGATCCGAGTAACCTGAATAAATAAACAAGAGGAAACACTCCTACAAGGTAAATGGCAGCTCTATTAACTGATCAATTTAGAATTTTTTCTGCGAGGAAATTTATTAAAGCTCTTGAAGGTCCTATCGCGACACAAAGCGATACGGCAGCGGGTACAACGAGAGATCGTCTGTACATCTTCATCGGCCGTCCCCAATCATGGGATAATGAAAACGCTCCACCACAAGCGGTAGATTCCTTCTCAGAATTTTCCGGTTCTTACGACGACATGATCTCTTTGAAGCGAGTTCTCGCTTCAGATACAGTTCAGGTTTGTCGTAGGATTGACTGGGTTTCACCCGAACAAACTACGGGCGGTCTAGGTTTTACCTATGACATGTATAGGCATGACTATTCTCCTAGTAAAACTGCTTCTTCAGGTGCTACTAAGTTATATGATTCTGACTTTTATGTTGTAAACTCACAGTATCAAGTTTATAAGTGTATTTTTAATGGCACTTCTCCGTCTGATCCGAACGGTAAACCGTCAACAGTTGAACCGACTGGTACTTCTACTTCTATTATCACTACTTCTGATGGTTATCGCTGGAAATATCTTTACACCATCCCTGTTGCTTCTGTTCTGAAATTCTTTTCTAATGATTACATGCCCGTTCTTGAGAACGACGCTGTTAGAACAAATGCTGTTGCTGGCGAAGTAGACACTGTTGTAATTACTGCCGCTGGATCTGGTTACAATAATGGCACATATGATAATGTCGCAATTAACGGTGATGGTACTGGTGGTCGTGTTTCCATCGTAGTTGATGGTGGTAAAATTATTTCCGCTACTGTGACTTCTGGTGGTACTGGTTATACCTTCGGTAAAATCAGTGTTGATAATATTACTGGTATTGGTACTGGTACTAGTGGTCAGGTTGATGTTATTATCCCACCCCCAAGTGGTCATGGTTATGATCCTATCATGGAATTGGGTGCTTTCCGTGTCATGATCAATGCTAAGTTGTCTTATGCTGAAGGTGCTGGTGACTTCCCCGTTGATAATGACTACCGTCGTATTGGTTTAATTACCAATCCTAAAAAGTTTGGTACTGAAGAATTGATTTCCGACCTTACTGTTTCTGCTGCAAAGGCAGTTATTTTCCCACCTTCTTTTCAAGGTAACTATACTCCCGATGAAATTATCACTCAAAGTAGAGTTGTTGGTGGTGTAAACGTTACTGCTCGTGCCCGCGTAGTTTCTTGGAATGCCACAACTAAAGTTCTGAAATATTATCAGAATGCTATTGATGGTATTTTTCCAGAAGTTACTGGTACTCTTAATGAGTTTGATGGTTCTAATGTAATTAATGGCGCAACTTCTGGTGCCGCTGGTCAACCAGATGTTAATTTTCCCGCTGTACCAAACTCTTCTTCTAGAACTATTAATAATACTGAATATGACTTGGGTATGAAGTTTAATAATGGTTATGCAAAACCTGAGATTAAGTCAAATGATGGTCAGATTATTTACATAGATAATAGAAGAGCAATCGGTCGTGCAAATGACCAAATCGAAGATATTAAAATCGTAATCGAATTCTAATGGCACAGAACACCAATCTCAATGTAACCCCCTATTACGACGATTTCGATAAGGATAAAAACTTTTATCGAGTGCTTTATCGTCCTGGTTATCCTATTCAGGCTAGAGAACTAACGACGATGCAGAGTATTCTGCAGAATCAGATTGAAAATATGGGTTCTCACCTGTTTAAGGATGGTTCTATGGTCATTCCGGGTCAAATCGGATATGACATTAGTGTTCAGGCAATTATGTTGCAAGAATCGTTTCTTGGTGCCAACGTAGAAGAATATAGATCGCAGTTAAATGATAAAATTATCACTGGATTGACATCTGGTGTAAAAGCAAAAGTTTTATTTAGTGTATCTGCCACAGAGTCTGATAAGGGTTATATTACATTATATGTTAAGTATATTGAATCTGGTGGTGATGATAATAATCAAGATACCTTTAGAAATAACGAACAATTAATCACTGATAATGAAATCACTTTTGGAACTACTCTAATTGAAGTTGGTTCTCCCTTTGCTCAGTTGCTTCCTACTGATGCACTTCAAACTGGATCTGTTGCATATGTCCAAGATGGTGTATATTTCATTAGAGGATTCTTTGTAGACGTACCATATCAGTATATCCTGTTGGATCAGTATGGAACCAATCCGAAGTACAGAGTTGGACTTGAAATTCTTGAGTCTATTGTTACACCAGAAGACGACCTTAGTCTTAACGATAACGCTGCTGGAACATCTAACTATGCTGCTCCTGGTTCTCATAGATTTAGAATCACAACAAAACTGATTAAAAAACTGCTAACGGATGATGCAGATAAAGATTTTATTGAACTACTGAGAATCAATGGTAATAAAATTGAGAAACTGGTAGATCGTAGTGCTTATGATGAACTTGAGAAATCTATTGCTCTCAGAACATATGAAGAATCTGGTAACTACGTTTTAGACGAATTCCAGTTCACGATGAGAGATTCTGTGAATAACGGATATAATAATGGTGTATATGAAGATGGAGTGACAACAGCACAAGGTAATGTTGCAAGTTCTGATATGTATGCTTTGGAGTTAAGTCCGGGTACTGCATATGTCAAGGGGTATCGTGTTAGAAATCTATCTCCAGCATATATTGACATTCCGAAGTCTAGAAATGTAAATTCACAGCAAAATGCTGTTGTTGGTTTTGAATTGGGGAATTATTCTCATGTTAGTAACATTTACGGATTTCCAAATGTTTCTGGTTCTACTATCACTAACAATTATCAAGTTGTAGAACTTTATGATGATTTTACCGCTACACCTGGTGATGCCAATGGTAATATTATTGGTTATGCTAGGGTAGCTTCTTGCGAATTTGTAGCTACACCCGATGCAACTTTTGGTAATACCGATGATAGATATAAACTGAATCTGTTTGATGTGCAGATGATCACCGTCATGAGACTTGGTGGTGCGGCAAGTCTTTCAGCAGGTTCTTTGATCGTTGGTAAATCTTCTGGTGCCAGAGCATACATCATTGATAATGTAATTGCTAGTCAGAATGTATCCGTTTATCAAATTGAAGGTGCATTCCAAGCAGGAGAGATGCTCACCGTAGATGGTTTGAATATCAATACCGTTGATTTCATGCATCAGTATTTGTATTCTGATGTTAGGTCTTATATTTCTAGAGATGAAGCAACTACTAATATCGAATTCACTTCTGATATTGTTTTAGATAATATTTCTATTGTCAAAGGTATTTCTTTTACCTACGATGCTACTGGAGGTTCCGAGACTATTGTTGGTCTCCAATCAAACTTTGCCACAGATTTAAGACCCGGTGATAGAATCTTCTTTAATGAGACTCAATATGTTACTGTAGATTCTATCAATCCCGCTAGTTTGAATACATCAAACATGAATACTGTGTTTGACTATGCAAACCAGAGTGTAAATGTTACGCCGCCAGGTGGTGCTGAATCACCCGCTGCAGGAACTTATACTGCTCTCTTGAGATATAGAGGTAAATTAACTGATGTTAAAGATGCTAACCTTCTTACCGAAATGCCAAGAAGTTTCGTTAAGAGTATTTCGGACGAGTCTATGGTCGTTAGAAGAACGTTTGATTCTCAGACTGTTGCTTCCAACTCAATTTCAATTACTCTTCCGGAAGGAGAGAGTTTCTCTTCAATTACAGATGCCAACTATACGTTTACTGTAATGGGTAGTACCAACAGCACTTACCCAGTTGGAGATCAAATTCCTATTGATACTATTAACTCAGGTGCATTTGGGTATACTTCATTCACATCTGCAGATCGCACAACGCTTCAGATTGATAATCTGACACAGATTACTTCAGTAAAGGTTACTGCTACCTTATCTAAAGACACTACGCAGAGAAAAACTAAATCTCCTGCAAAAATGTTTGTCATGAAGGTTAATAAGACAGTTGAAAACAAAGCGAAACAAAATTATAATTTAACATATTCCAACTTATATGGAACTAGAATCGAAGACCAGAAACTTTCTCTTGGAACTATCGATGCCTATGGTGTTCATGCTGTATATGAATCTTTGGATGATGATGATCCCGTAATTCCATCAGTAACTTTGGTTGAACCTGTCTTCTTTGCGACCGGAGAAATTGTTGTTGGAAGAACATCTAAAGCTAGAGCAAGAGTTGTTGATTTTAACTCAAGCACCTTAAAACTCACATTGATTTACCTCTCCGGTACATTGCAACTTGGTGAGACTCTCGATGGTAAAGATAGTAATGGTTCTGATATTAGTGCAATTATCAATGATGCTGAAGGTTCAGTTGTTCTTGGATCTAAAGTAATCACCGATAGGTATAATTTAGATAATGGTCAAACAGGTTTCATGTATGGAACTTCCTCTCTCGTGAGGAAGAATGGTGTTGCAACACCTACCAGAAAAATAAAAGTTGTTCTTGACTTCTATAATCATTCTGCCACAGGTGATTATTTTAGTGGTCAGTCTTATCTTGAAACTGACTACGCTGATGTTTCTTTCTTTGGTGAGAAATTCTTAGGTGATTATCTTGATTTTAGACCAGGATCGAAAAAACTGTATAGCGGTTCTGGTACTGTTTCTTCTCCAGCATTTGTTAATCAAAGATCTTTTGATTTCAAGGCAAGAAGTTTCCCAACAGCAGGAACACCACCAGCAACTATCTTAGATATTCCTAAACTAAACAGTGTATTCAGATGTGACTTTAACTGGTATCTCTCCAGAATTGATAAAGTTTTCATGCTTCCCACCGGAGAATTCCAAGTAATTACAGGTAAACCAGCAGAGAGACCGGATATTCCTGACGATATTGTTGATGGTATGTTGCTTGCAACATTGACCCATAGACCCTACGGATTTGAACCTCATGCGGATACCGTAATTAGAAAATCAACCAATAAGCGTTATACTATGCGCGATATTGGTGCTATTGAAAAGCGTCTTTCTAATGTTGAGTATTACACTTCACTCAATATGCTTGAGTCTGATACATTCAATACTCAAATCACAGATTCTAGTGGTAAAAATAGATTCAAAAATGGATTTATGGTTGATGACTTTACCGATCATAGTAAGAGTGCTGTTAACAGTCAAGATTATAGAGTATCGATTGATTTAGTTACTGGTGAGTGTAGACCATCTCACTATACAACTAACGTTCCTCTTGTTTTAAACGAAACTCTTTCTACTGGATATCAAAAGACAGGTGATATCATCACACTTCCTTATACTGAGGAGTTGATTATTGAGCAAACTTATGCATCTAGATTAGAGAATGTCAACCCATTCAATGTGTTTGCTTATATTGGTCGTATTGATTTGTCTCCATCTTCCGATGATTGGGTAGAAACAGAGCAGGCAGCAGATAATGTTATTAGTATGGAGGGCGATTTCCAATCTACCCTTAGCGAGATGAATGCAGATCAAAATGGATTTGCTCCTACTGTATGGGGTTCATGGACGAATAGTGGTCAACCTGTTCAAACTACCACCACCGGTCCTGCATTCCGCTCTGGAAGAAGAAATTCACTTCCTGGAGGATGGGGTCGTGCAATTGACCAAAATACAACGATTACAACATCACAAAATCAGACCAGAACTGGTATTAGAACACAAGTTGTTGCGAGACTTGATAGGGAATCTATCGGCAATACTGTCATCGCAAGAACAGCAATTGCTTGGATTCGTTCTAGAAATATCGATGTGAACATTGTTCGCATGAAACCTAGAACTTCGTTCTTTTCATTCTTCGATAATAAAAGAATTGATAGCTATCTTACTCCCAAAATTATTGAACTCATTAAGGATCCCACAACAGATAGTCGCACTAACTCAACTCCTTTTGTTATTGGTGAAACAGTAACTGGTTTAAACTCTGGTTGTAAATTAAAAGTTGCTGCTCCTAATGATTACTTTAAGTGGAATCCATATGATGATACAGAACTTCCCAGTTCTTATGCATCAACGACTGCATTTTTGAATATTGATACCGAAGCAGCTGCGGAAAGAGCAGTTGGTGACTATTACGGTAATGTTGAGGTAGGTGAAATTTTAGAAGGATCATCTGGTGCTAGAGCAGTTGTGCAGCGTAGAAGAATTATTACGGATCGTATTGGTCAGTACAGAGGAACATTCTTCATTCCAAAAGCTCAGGGTGATGATGTAACTACAATGCCCATTGGTCAAACTGGTTCGCAATCTACTAATCCTAGATGGGCAACTGGTACTAGAACCATGCGTTTTACTACTAGCGAAGATGATTCTCGTACTCCAGGTTCAGTTGCTTCTGCTGCACAAACTGAATATGTTGCTAGCGGACAGATTAATACAGTTCAAGAGAATATCCTTTCCATTAGAAATGCAGAACTTGTAAGAGATACTGTAACTCAAGATCAAACTATCACATCTACTCGTACTGAAACTCGTCAGGTTGGTTGGTGGGATCCCCTCGCACAATCTTTCCTTGTAGAAGAGAAAGGTGGTGTATTCATCACATCTGTTGATGTGTTCTTCAATACTAGATCTGAAAATACTACCATCAATATGCAGATTAGGACCATGAGTAATGGTTATCCTACTACAACTACTCTACCGTTTGCTGACGTTACTATTAACCCAGAAGATGTTCAATTGTCGGATACTGGGCAGGTTGCAACTAAATTTGTATTCGCTTCACCTGTTTATATTCCTCAGTCTGTAGAACATTGCTTCTGCTTATTCTCAGACTCTAACGAATATAAAGTTTGGATTTCGAGAATGGGTGAATTGGACATCACTGGCGATAGAACAATTTCTGAACAACCTTATGCTGGTGTTCTGTTTAAATCACAGAACGCATCTACCTGGACTGCTGATCAATATGAAGATCTTAAGTTTAATATTTACAAGGCAAAATTTGATACTTCTGTAACATCATCGGTTGTTCTTAATAACGCTGCCTTAGATATTGGAAATAAAGGTAAAATCAAACTTTCTCCTGATGCAATTACGACGGTAATGCCTAAATTGCCTTTGGTTATGAATTCAAGTTCTCTTACCTATACAATTGGCGCGAGACTCAAGCAAGAAACAACTCTTGCTCAAGGCACTATTGTTGATATTGATGATAGCGGATCTAATTTAATTGTTACTGTTGATGATATTTCTGGTAACTGGACTGCTGGTTCTAACACTGGTGGTGTTATTTCTAATAGAGTTGTTTCATCCAAAACTGAAGCAACTATGGTTGTAGCATCTGCTTCTGGAGACTTTTCTGAAGGTGAAATTATTACTGGTGGAACATCTAATGCTACTGCGGAGGTAGTTACATGGACCAGCAGTACAAATACTCTCACTCTTAGATACATTTCCACAGAGTTCACTGCAGGGTCACCTGGTGAAACTATCACTGGCGGGACATCAACATATACCGGAACGGTTACTAGCATCACTTATTCTGGTGACTGCGCTACTTCTTCTTCTGCTGTTGCTGATGCATATGTTGCAACAACACCAACATATGCTACCAGTGAGAGAAGAATTCATGTCAGACATTATAATCATGGTATGAATGATACTGATAATAACGTTACCATTTCCGGTGCTATCTCTGAAGTATCGAATACTTATCTAACTTCGGCACTATCAGATTCTGACATGTCCATTCAAGTCAATGATGCTACAGCATTCCATACTATTATTAATGGTGCAATTGTTTCGTCAAATAATGTTGGATACATTAAGATTGGTCCTGAAATTATATCTTATAGTGGAATTAGTAATGATGGCAAAACAATAACTGTTAATGAACGAGGTGTAGCTGGCGGTCAATCCAACGCTCCAGCACTTTCGCATTCGGATGAAGAATCTGTTGAATGTTACAATTTGGATGGTATTCCTCTGACGGAAATTAATAAAACACACGAATCCCTTTCAGATCCAACTCTGGATAGTTATTTCTTACCTACAACTTCATTAGGAAGACTTGGTATTAAGTCTGGTGGCACTCGAATCTACGCAACACAAAACGTACAATATGATGTCTTAACTCCAAGCGTTCATACTGTAATTCTTCCCAAGTGTGATATTAAGGCAAGGGTTCAAACAATCACAGGAACCTCTATTAATGATGGTACGTTGTTGACTCAAAATTCATTTAGTAACACCGGTCAATTCTTTGACGTTCTTCTTAATAAGCATAACTATTTCTATACACCACAGTTAGTATGTTCTCCTATCAATGAATCATCTGAGTTGAATGGTGCCAAATCATTCAGAATGGATCTTTCTTTGAGCAGCACTGACGAAAATGTATCTCCTATTCTTGATATGGATAGGATGTCTATTACAACAACGAGTAATAGGATTAATAGTCCATCTAATCCCAATACCTCACTGTTAACAAATGGTGATGAGCACGCTGCCATCTATATTACTAAAGAAGCAGTATTGACTAATCCTTCAGGTGCTCTTAAGGTTATGTTTGGTGGTAAGCGTCCTCCAAACACTCACATTAAAGTGCTATATAGAGTGATTCCAACAGGATCTACGGACCCAATTAATAGTATTGGTTATCAGTTCTTCCCGACAGATGCAGAGAATGCTACCATTCCTGTAGCAACTGAGGATGAAACTTACTTTGATTATGAATACGAAGTATCTGGATTAGACTTTACTTCTTATCAGATTAAGGTCGTATTTGTATCTCCTAATCAGGCATTGGTTCCTATGATTACAGATTTTAGAGCAATTGCACTTGCGGTATAATGAGAAAAAAAGTTCGTGAACATGAGGGATGGTTCAAAGATATGGTATCAGGAACCGTCGATTGTGGTGATACATCTCAATATGCAAAGTATATGATGTCAGTGAAATCTGACGAAAAGAAGCGTCTTGAAATGGAAGCTTTACAAAATGATGTTTCTGGTCTAAAATCTGAAATAGGTGAGATTAAATCACTCATACTAACGTTAGTTCAAAATCAAAAAGGTTAATTATGACAATTGAGAGAGTATCACAAGATGAAATGCTTTCTAATTTCAAGGAGAGACTTGCAGGTCTCCTTGAGGAAAACAAAAAGAAAGCGGATGAAATTAAACAAAATGAGATTACGGCACTAAAACTTCAGGGTGCTATTGAAGCATTGGAGTATTACAGTAGACCGGAACCGGAGGAGACTGCTTCACATCCTCCTGACGAAACTGAAGAATAATCAGGGGGGCGCAATGCCCCCTTTTTTGTGGCATAAATAACTTAGAAGCATTTAATCTATACGGGTTGTCGTAAAAAATGGCAAATAGAATTCAACTAAGAAGAGGTGGCGCTCAGGAGTGGGCAAACGCAAACCCAACGTTGGCACAGGGCGAACTCGGGGTAGAACTTGATACCGGTCGTCTTAAGATTGGTGATGGTGTAACCGCATGGAACTCATTGCGGTATGGAAGACCAATTGAATCAACTTCTAATACAGCAAACACTCTGGTGCAGAGAGATGCTGATGGTAATTTTGCTGCAGGTACGATCACTGCAACTTTGATCGGTAATGCTTCTACCGCAGCTAGATTGTCGTCAACTCGTCAAATTCAATTATCTACTGATATTACTGCTTCTGGTGTATTTGATGGATCTTCAAACCTCAATCTGAATGCTGAACTATCTTTAGTTCAATCGTTACCACATTATGATGGTACAACATCACCTACTGGAACATATACAAAAGTTGTAGTTGATGCTAAAGGTAGAATTATTAATGCTTCCAACCCAAATACTATTCAAGATTATGGTCTTAGTGGAACTGTAGAGGGTCAATCAGCACAACCATATGATTTAGATCTTGCTGCGATTGCTGGTCTTACTACTACTGGTCTTCTTTCTAGAACTTCTGGTGGTGTAATGCAAACCAGAACCATTCAAGGTTCTGCTACAAGAATTGCAATTAACAATGGCGGCGGTATTGGTGGTAATCCTAGTGTTGATTTGATTACTACTGCTGTTCAGGCAGGTGATTATAATACAGAATCATTAACTTCTATTAGTTCTGCTGGATCTAACAGCGAACCCTATGGCACAGAAACTGTAAACGCTACGAAATTTACAGTTGATGCTTATGGTAGGTTAACAAACGCTGTCAATGTGCCTATTGCTACTGCTACTGAAGGTAGTAAATATCCTAACTATGATGCAGGCACTGCTTATTCTAGATATGCAATCATTCAGAATGCATCAAAAGTATACCAAGCGATTGCAGACATCGGTGCTGGTGTTGGTGCTCCTACTCATTCCAGTGGTGATACTGGATCATGGCGTTACCTCGCGGCTGAGGCAACGGAACAGAAGGGACTGGCTAGTTTTGCACAGGAAGATTTCGACGTTGACAGCAACGGGCATGTCACAATCGCCGCAGTAGGTGTTGATAATACACAATTACAAAATAATAGAATTTCTTTTGCTGATGGAAATACAAAAGAAGATTTTGAACTTGATCAAGAACTTACTGCAACCTCTGGATACAGAGGATTCAATTATCTTAACTATCTTAAAGTTAATGATACGAGCGGTAATCTACTCATTGGCGCTAATAATACGGGGGACAGCGGAGCTGGCGAACTTGATGTTAATGTACGGTCGTACTTCTCTGACGCTGATATTACTCTTGACGGCGCTCTTAATCAGACACTGGATAAGACTGGGGATGGTGACCTTACCTTCCAGTTAACTCAGGATACTGCTACAAATAGAAACTTTAACATTCTGACAACTAATGCTGGTTCTGGATCCAGCAACATTATTATTACTGCAGAAGATACTATACAGATTAGTGCATCTGAAGCAACTGGTAAGGTCCATGTAGAGGATGCAAAATTCCAAGATAATTACATCGCCACAACCAATGCGACGATGAATCTGGACCCTGGCGATGATCGT